ACCCACTTGACTGCCAATGTCAGATCCAACTCGTTGACCAAGTAGGGTCATCCATCCTGCTGCCAACCATCCTACATATGGAATATTTATTACTGCAGGTACAAGGGCACCAGCAGCAATACTAGTCCCTGCTAGGGCACCTTGAGATCGTGCTCCAGCGTCCGCCCTGATACACTCTTCGCTTTTTGCAGGGGACTTTCCCTCGGCATCAATGCCACCTCCTAAGTTTCTAGCACCCTCCATTGTGTATTGATCGTATCGATATTCTCTACGACTTTCAATACCACCACCAAATAATCCACCTTTCTTCTGATCTAACTTTAGTTGTCTCTCAGAATTTAGAATAGCAGGATCATTTGCTTTGTATTCAATTCTATATCCATCCTTAGTTGCAGTTACTTTGTAGGAAGAGTAGTCGCCAGAGGGAAAATTAATTACTGGATATTGCGGTCGAGTAGCATTCATCAAATGACCGAGTACTCCAATATGAGCAACACCTAAAACACCAAGCAATGCCAATCCAATTGACTTTATTGGCAATGTTTTCTTAGTTGGTGTTTCCGTTGGCGATTCGGTCTTTTTCATACATTAGAATGGCAACGCTGGTCCAGTTTGCGTAGGCATTTTAGGCATCTCTGGCATAGCATCTTTTACTAAACCAGGGAGTGCCTCGGTGACTGCTTCGGTAACTGCTTTGGTTACCTTTACTCTAGCATCTTCTACGAGGGTATCTTTGTTCAGATACAGATAAGCACCCCCACCAACGACTGATAGGGATACCAGACCTGATAGGAGTGCGATTAGATTAATTAGTTTTTGCATCTTTAGGCTCGATAGCGGAAACAACCTCTGGTTCTTTCTTTGCTACTGGTTTGGCAGGAGCAGCACCGCCACTCTTAGCGGGAGACAGTCCAAAGGCAGCTAACGATCCAGAGAAGACCGAAGCGATGAAGGTAGGGTCAAAGTCAAGAATCTTTTGACCGTTAGGTAAACGAACGTAGCTAAAGGTGAGGAGAGAAGCAGACCAAATAAGTACAACTACTTTCACCAAATTACCAAGAACTTCACTTTTATCTTCATGCTGGTCGTCTTTCTCTTCTACCTTTGCTTTGGAATTATTTCCAAGCATAAAAATAGAGGAGATAGGCTCCTCTATTTATACTATGCTACTGCAGGAGCAGTTTTCTTTTTACCGATGTTATACTTGGACTCAAGTTCCCATTCGCCTTTTTCTTTGTACGACAGGACTTTGATCTGATTCAGTGGTGCAATGTCAAGAACATCATCGGTCTTAACAATGCTGATCAGTCCCCAATCAGAAAGCAGTTGAGCAATACGATTGCGACGTTGTACATCGTTCTGAGTCAGGTTTGCTGTCTTGCCATCCAAAGCAAACAGTTCCTTAAAGTGTACGATGTAATACTTACCTTGCTTGTGCAAGATGTGACATGACTGGTATAGTTTCTTTTCTTTGCGAGAAGCAACACCAATCCTAGAAAGGGTCTCTCTTACTTTGAGAAAGTCATCTGGTTGAGAAAGTTTCACCTCTACCATACTTTCACGAGTCCACTGTACCTCAGCAACTTGAGACATTATGCTTTTCCTCCACGATTTAATTTCGATTTAATAAACTCAATTTGTTTTTTATTTAGTATCTTTAGAGTTGCTTGTGCTTTCTCGGTACTATAGTTGTAGTATTCCTTGATACACTCAAGATCATCTAACTTTACTTTCTTATCCCAGGGCGAGAAACGCTTTCTCTTCCTAACGATATTTATATAAAAATCATATTGAAGTTTACTAGGGAGTTGCGAGTTGAGATTCATCTCATTCGCAAGCAGCACAGTGTCGTAATGATGAGACAAACATTTTGTGATGACCCAGGCAGGGTATTCTTTTTCCCAACCTGGATCTTCACCATCCATCAAATTATTTTTGGACTCATTGATTGTCTTCAAATAGTCCGTCAAGGGATAGTTGTACTTGCTCATAATTAGTTAAAAGAAGTTCTTTACGTTTCTTTTGGTCACGTGTGTAAGTGGTCGTGGATCTCATGGTATAAGTAAGATCCCACTCTTGTGCAGTCCATCCAGGAAAACGTTCCTTGACAAAAGCATCAGAGTTGTAAGTGATCATACAAGTTTGCTCAGAGTTATTACACTGAGCAGCAAAGAGTTCATGATCAAAACCCTTGTGCATAGATCCTTTCTTACCATAAAGATTATCCTTAATATCATAAGGAGGATCTAAAAATACAAATGCATCATTACCATAAAGGAGATCTGAGTAATCTTGGTTAGTAATGACCCAATACTGAATTATTTCAGCAATGTATGGAAGTTTGTCAATACCACGGAAGGTAAAGTTCTGCTGAGATGCCTGCTTGCTGAATGAAGAGGACTCAGACAAACCACTGAAAGAGCACTTGTTTACAATGTAAAAATTAAATCCAATATTATACTCATCACTTCCTACTAATGCTGCCTTAGCATTATCAAATGCTTCTTTGTGAGCACTCAAACTCTCACCAAGTTCGGTCTTGAGTTCTCGGAGGTCGTGGGCAAGACGATCTCCATTCGATTGAAGAGAACGCCAGAAGCAATACAGAGGGTAATACAGGTCATTGACCCACACCTCTGTCCTAGGTCGGGTCTGAGTCACGTGGAGTGCCATAGAACCACCACCAAGAAAAGGTTCATGGTACTTGTCAAATTGTGGGAGATGCTGGTCTAGAAAATTGACCGCCCTGGATTTACCACCAGGATAGCGGAGAGGAGTTTTGAGTTTTGCCATCAGAGAATACGTTCAACTCCGTCTAGTATATCAGATGCTGTGATGCTCTTGGGTGCTGGTTCAACATTGGTTGCAAGCATCGTAAAATCACCAGGAATAAATTTTACCTTTGCACTAGGAGAACTTGGGGTAAAGTAAATTCTCTTTTCAACCGTTTCCCAATCAGTATAAGCAATTGACATGTTTTCAGTATCAACCAAAAACATATATTCAAAGGTTTTTTCTACATTCTTTGAATTACCTTGAAAGTTCTTAAGTGTAATTACTTTAGTAGAACCATTTTTATTGAACAGTTTGAGAGATCCTTTCATCTCATAGTGAGTTTCATCACTACCTATAAAATCAACTCCGTCCATGTGATCACCAACATAACGAACTTGGTTGTCACTCCACTTTGCAAACGACTTCTCTTGAAGATAAGTTCGGAAAGTTTTAAACGTGTTGGACTTCATCTCTTTAGTATTAGTTGCATCACAACAACCAAAGAACTCTTTCAAGTTAATGCGAGAAAAATCAAGATTCATTTGAATTCACACTCCACCATCATTTCAGTAAGGGCAGCAAGAAGATTGATTTCCTGATCTGCAACAAATGCAGATTGGTATTGATACTTGCCGATGATCAATACCGCTTGAGGAATAGTCCTAGGTTCCAGGCACTGATAAAGATTATCATAGATAGACCTAAAGATGTGAGAAGGTTCGTTGTCAAGATTACTTGACACCCACTTCTTAACAGTCGTGTACTGCTTGGTCTTCAGTGCCTGAGTCAGTTCATTAAACCTGACATCAGACAAACTGGAAAGAATACCACTGTCAATAACTCCACCGACTGCATATCGTTGACACTCATTAAGAGTACGACGCCAGTCAGGAAAGAACTTCAGGATGATTTGGGGAAGTACTTTCGGATCATACTGTACGCCCTCTTCCTCAAGTATAAACCTGAGACGGTCGAAGAAGGTTCCTGCCAGAAGTTTCTTTTCTTTTCCTGGGATGGAAAAATCGACGACTGCACACCTGGAGTGCAAGGGTTCAATAAGTTTGTTTTTGTAGTTACAGGTGAAAATAAACCGACAGTTACCATAAAACGCCTCAATGTTTGCCCGTAGAGCGAGTTGTACATCTGAGGTTGTGTTGTCAGCTTCGTCAATAATGACGACCTTGTGTTTTGCGTCATGATAAAGTGAGACGGTCGATGCAAAATTTTTGATCTTATTTCGTACTGTGTCAAGTTGCCTCCCTTCATCAGATCCATTAATTTTAATATAGTTACAACCCAACTGTTCACACAATGCCATGGCAACAGTTGTCTTTCCGATTCCAGCAGTTCCATGCAAAAGCATATTTGGAATCTGACCAGATTTCAAAAAATCATTAAATGTCTTCTTCGTTGGTTCAGGAAGAATACACTCATCAATAGTCTTGGGTCGATATTTCTCAACCCAAAGAAAATCATCACGCATAATAATTTAGTTCAAAGGGCGTTTAAATTGTTTGCTAATAACATCATCAGCATTAAACATTAATTTCATATAATCCACACCTTTCTTTGGTTTAGTATGCTCACCACAAGTAAAGATATCACAAACTGCCATGCTATTTTCTGGCCAAG